GGTTCTATTCCAGCATCAACTGCAAACTCGTGTGGAACATAACCTGGAAATATAATCATCGTTCCGGGTTGTGGTTTGTAATGCACTTGACTTGTACCCATTGTAATTTGTGATTGATCTTTTACAGGTAACTTTGTCATCTCTGCACCGGGTCTTGGTTCGTGAAAGATAGGATAAGATGTTTTATCACTACACTTTAAAAAGTAAAATCCTGATACGTGTTGATTCCAATGTTGATGTGTAGAGTGATGACCACCACCTCTCTTACTAAATTCTTGTGCCCAAAATTCTGTAAAGTGTAAGCTGTGATTTTTTAAATCAAAACCTTGCCAATCTAAAAATTCATAGGATCGTTGACCAATAAACTCTACTAAATCTTTTGCTTTAGGGTCTTGTGAAAAACTTTCACTATGATTAGATAAACCAAAATCTCCTATTTCTTTTTTCCATTTAGGATCATTTTTCATTTTATCTTTTAATAATTTCTCACCTTTTTTTAAATACTTATCTGTTAGTTTAATTGAATTTTTCAAAAACATTGGAGCTTCTGCAATCCATACTGGTGTTTGAAAATAGAACGCAGATTTAAAATCTACGTGTCCTTTTGGTTTTGGTAATGTACTACTACCACCTTGTTTTATATCATTCATATTATTTAAATGGATAACCTAGATTCCATATCACTAGACTATTTCTCTCTCCTTTAGTTACGGGTTTAACTCTATGCCATACAAAACTAGGAAACACAACCAAAGAGCCTTTTGGTAATATTTCTGTACACGTTCTTAAATTAGGTTTCTTATCAGGATCTTCATTCCTTAAATCAAACTCTAACTCTCCACCTTTGTATTCTTTTGGATCTGTTAACGTTACGGTTACAGATAATTTTCTAACCTTACCTTTTGTAGGTCCTTCTTCCATATAAGGTTTATCCCAACTATCACAATGCCAATCATAGTATTGTCCTTTTTTATAAATTGTAAATTGACAAGATTCAGAATGATCCCAATTAAAGTTCCAACCTGCATTTTGATTTGCTTGATGTATATAAGGATGTACTTCTTTGTAAATCCATCTGTCGTTCATCCAAATAATATTAGAATCTCTTTTCTTTTGTAAATTTTTTACTTCTTCTTTGTTAAGAGGTTTTTTAGATAAATCTCTATCTCTACCAAAACCTCCAGTGATAGCCATAACTTCTCTTTCTTTTTCTGACTTACCATATTTAACAATTAAGTCACAAATTCTTGGTGGTATAGCTTCTTTAAAGTACCAATAGTAATTAGATATATTCATTCTACAAACTCCGCTGATATATGTGTGTATCCGTGTTTTTTAGCAAACCAAGATCTTTGATTTCCTGTAATAACAACCATAGTATTTTTGTTAACTTTTATAGGATATAATAAACCTTCTTTTAAAACAGCTTTTTCAACTTCTTGATATTTAAGATCAGCAGGGTGTTCTACATAATCTTTTTTTAATCTATCAGAAACTAATTTCTCTAAAGATGCTAAATGAGAAAAAGGTGCAGTTTGGGCTATTAAAGGTTTAAATGTATTCATAGTTAATAGTTAAAATTATATTTAAACCAGTAGAAGTATTGGGTGAAAAAGAATATTTATTAGTAGCTGGAAACATTATAAAGTGATTATTTTTTATAGGTAAATGCCAAGTTCTATTTTTTCTTCTGTTATCATCGTATTCAATAATACATTCACAAGAACCTTCTTTAACATCAATACCATAAATAAGTGTGTAGTCTGGTGAGTTGCGTAAATCAACAGGATCAACTTGATGTCTTATCCAAGACTTTTCTTTAGGATGTATAACATTACCGTGCACATTTTTTTGGACTAAAGTTCTACCATAGTCTAATTTCCAATGATCTCTAATGTAGTCTTGCATCCATTGTAGGGGTTTAGAAAAAGGTACAACATAATCATCAAAAGCATAAGCTTGTGGATTATCATTTACTCTATTTTGTTTTGCGTAAGATTCTATAATATCGTTTCTTATTTTATCACGATTAATATCAAAACCGTCAGGCATTTGAATTTTACCTGTATAAAGATCTACTTCTGTTAATACTTTCTTTTGCATACCTATATGATATGTAATTAACTCTAATTAAAATGTCAAGTGTGTTATCTAGCTGTTTTATCCCAAGCGCCTGAAGATTCATTCCACACATAAATATGTGTTAATGCTTCTGCTTCAGATATTGCTGGTGCATCACCTATTGGTGATTTCCAACTAGCTGTAGGAACATCTAATATCCAACTAGCATAAGGTTTTTTAGGTAAAAACAAATCATTGTCTTCATCATAAGTATAACCTATACCTGCGTAGTTACCTCTTAAAGGTGTTCCGCCGTCTTTGTGTTGTCCGCCTGCTGTATTGTAAGATGTTTTTTTCCATAAAGGCCAGCTATGGATTCTTTCCATAAACTGTCTTCCTACTTCTTCATCTTCAACACCACTGCCGTTTAGACAATCAGCATCAGCTACAACTTCTACTCCTATAACTTTACTGTTTATTCCTAATTTTGCGTAATGTGCCATAATATTTCTCCTTATATCTTATTTGTTAATTAATTTCAACTATTGTCTTTTATATCTTATTATTACTACTCCTGATCCACCTAAACCTGGTACCATACCTGGTGCTGCAGGTGCTCCTCCTCTTGATGCAGCTCCACCACCGCCACCACCAGTATTAGCTGTTCCACTACCTGCTTGTCCTGCTGCTGGTACTCCACCAGCTCCAGCTCCACCACCACCACTTCCGCCTGCTCCACCACCTGCACAATAACCACCACTACCACCACCGCCAGCTACAAAACCTGAAGCTCCTACACCTGGTCCAAAAGTTGGAGAAATATTTATTCCAACTCCACCTGGTGAAATTGTAGTACCTGTATTTGAAGCTCCAACTGCTCCAGCTCCACCACCGCCACCACCATTACATCCTGGATTTGCTTCTGCTCCACCATTGTTTCCTTGTGGGGGATTAACTGGGGGAGTATTACCTGTTCCTCCTGAACCATTATTAAAAGCACCGCCACCACCTGATCCACCTGGTGCGCCATTTGTTCCTCCAGGAACTCCTTGACTTCCAGCTCCACCACCACCTGTTGAAGAATTAGAAATAAAAGTTGAAGTGCCACCTTGTCCTCCTGCTGAACCACCAGAGCCTGATCCTGTTGATCTAGATCCACCAGCACCTACTGCTACTGGATAAGCTTGTACTGTAACTGTTGTTCCTGTGAATGATCTATAACCACCTGCTCCACCTCCACCTGCTCCACCTGAAGTACCTTCTCCACCACCACCTCCACCAGCAACAACAGCATAATCAATTACGTTGTTTGGTGAGTTTGTTGCTAAAGCATTTACTGTAAATGTTCCTGGACCTGTAAAAGTTCTAATTTCAAAATCTCCTGATTGTGATGGATTTCCTCCTGATGCACATAAAAAATTTTCTGATCCTGATGGACTTTTTGTAACTGATTGTGAAGTTGCTAACCATCCTTGTGTTGAATCAACAAAAACTAAAAGGACTGATCCACCTTCTACTGTTAAAGTAGGATCAATTGTATTACCACCACCAATTTTATCTGAACCATTTGGATTTAGTGTTACTGCATTTGTATCCCAAGTTCCCGCATAATCTTTTAAACCTACAATAGCACCTGCAACACCTGCTGGTAGATTAACTGTTGATACTCCACCACTTGTATTTACAAAATAACCTTCTCCACTTACTGCAGTAAATGTTCCTGTTTTAATTGACCCTGTTTGCCAATCTACAGTTCCCGTTCTTCCGAAACCTGTTTGTGTAGCACCACTTGCTAAAGTTACTGCTGTGCCCGAGCCACCTAATGTAAGTGTGCTTCCTGTTCTTTTATCTATTGTGTTTACTTTAACTGTACTCATAATTTATCCTATTGAAATCTATATCTTATTGCAACAAATCCTGAACCACCAGCACCTGTTGTTGAACTACCTGCTTCTCCTGAACCACCTGATGCTCCACCTGTGTTTACAGTTCCTGCTGTACTTGCACTTGTACCTTTTCCAGCTCCACCTCCACCAACTCCACCTGCACCACCTGCACCACATTGTGCGCCAGAACCACCACCACCTGAAAAATATCTTGAACTAGAAACTGGTCCTGGTGTTCCATAACTTGGTGCTGTTGGACCAAAAAATGTATCTGAAATATTACTTCCTGCTCCACCTACTCCAAAAGTTCCCGGAGACGAATTACCACCTACTGCTCCAGCACCACCACCTGCTCCACTTGCTCTTTGTGAATTTGGTACAGGTGAACCTGTTGCTGATGTTGTTCCACCTGTATTTCCTTGAGGTGGACTAACAGGGGGAGTATTTCCTGCACCTGCTGAACCCGGTGAACCCGGTCCTGTATAACCCACTCCTCCACCTGAACCACCTGCTTTTGCATCTCCTGGAGCAGCTGCTGATCCACCACCACCACCTGCTGATATAATTGCTGAAAAAATTGAATTTGTTCCTGAATTACCGGAAGCAGGAGTACCTGTATTTGTTACTGCTCCTCCTGCTCCTATTGTAATTGGATATCCTTGTGCTGAAACTGGTGTACCATTTGGTGCACTTAAAGGTGAATTATTTCCTGGAGCTGATGAGAATGTTCTAAAACCACCTGCACCGCCTCCACCACCTCTACCTCTACCACCTGAAGCACCACCTGCAACTACTAAATAATCAACGTTATTACTTGGCGCATTGGTTGCAACACTATTAACTGTAAAAGTTCCTGAACCTGTAAAAACGTGTGTTTTAAAATCTCCAACTGTTAATACTGTACCACCTGATGCACATACAAAAGTTG